CTATCCCATCAACTGTTTTTTGAAACATTTGGACATACTCTCCAGAATTGTTTCCGGATATTTCAGTAACTCCAACCCACCTGTGCGCCTCTGTTATTAGAGCAATCGCTAAATCATTCATTTGGGTTGTAGCACCAATTCACATAAGCCTCTAATTGTTTTGGCTCAAATGAGACATATCCTTTCATCTGTGATGGAAGAAGTTTAATAGTCTCGTGCGTATCTGGATTTTTGTATATTCCAACACCAGAACCATTCATGACGTATGGGTCTATTTTTGGGGGTGGGTCTTTCCTACATGAGCTGAGAGCTAGTAATGCTAAAATTAAATATCTCATTTTTTTATCCTAGCATTTCTCATAGCGATTGCCCATTTTTCAGAAGCAGCGGCTAACTCATCATCTGTTTCAGCACTTGCACTTAATGCCGCCGCATCTGCTAGGTCTTGTCTTAATTTCGATTTAGCGTTTGAGACATACCACACAACACAACCTTCAACTATCTTGGTGATTAAATCCGCAAGATATTTAATTGTTGATAGCGCCGATAGAATACTTCCAACCGCTGATATCATTTGATTTTAATAGATGCGATCCAGTCAAGAACAAATAAAAGTCCCTTAGTGATCTTATGATTCTCAATTGAGTCAACAACTTGGTTATCTGTTTGGCTCGGAGTAGCGTCTGCTACAGCGTGCATAACTGTAAAAATTGGTTTGAAAATAATTCTAAGAACCCCAACTACTGATATGATTGTCATGAGGATTGGGTACTGTGACACTAACGATTGTAATAGCTCTAACATTTATTTATCTCCTTCTATTTTTTTATGTTGTCTACCTTATCAGACAACTTTGTCAGCATTGCTTTTATCTCTGTGAGATCGTCCTTAAACTGCGATCTAATTTCATTAGAATGGTCTCTAGTTTCAAATTTATCAATGGCAAAAACCACAAGGGTTCCCCCCATAATAAACGCAGCGACAATTGTAGCGGCTAACCACTGGAGCCATTGAAAAGAATTTAAACCTGTTTTCATAACTTATCACACTCCCAAACATCGTTAGCGATATGCTCACAATTCTTCACAACCACTTTTCCAGCACATCCTGATAATAGCAAAAGTGAAAGTATTATCCATAAAGTCGCTTGAAAATTAGGCTCTTTCATTTATAAACTCTCAATAACTACCCAAGCATCTGTTTGGGAATAGTTTATATTTACAGCGCTACCGCTACCTTGAAATACTCTAACCGAAATAGTCTGCCCTGCTAATAAATTAAAAGTATATGAACCACTCGCTGAAGCTCCTCCGGCCGCAGGGGAGGCATTTGATTCGTTCATTCTTTTAGAGACACCACCACCAAGAAAGTCTATAAACATTCTTCCGGCTCCACCAGTTGTTAATAATACGCTGGATGTTACTCTATATTGCCCCGGTCTTGGAGCAGTAAAAACCCACGACGCTCCAGTTGTAACCGCCCCATGTGAGTCGTATTCCTTAACATTAAAATCAACTACTTCAGATGTTGAATTTGCAATTGAAATATTAGAACTAGAAGCATTGACGTAATAAGCTGCATAAATTTTTTCACTCGCTGCGATGACTGCTGGGCCTGATGCACGTTTAACGTAAAGCGTACTTCCAGATGCAAGATTTAATGAACCAGTAGAATCTTGATAAGTTCTAATCTCAACCGTTTGACCAGCGTTTAAATCTAAGTCAAAAGTATATGGTATGTAATTTCCATATGTAGCCTGTCCAAGTTGAAGTGACACTGTGGTATTAGAACCAGTCCCGTCAATTCTATAGTCTACTTCTCTTTCGCCTGTTCCGTTAGCAGCATAAGCTATATACCCAGAAAAAGTATAACGCCCTGCTATTGGAATTGTTACAACTCCCGTGCTTTGATTTAAAATTGAATGTGAATCTTTAGACGCGCTGTTAAAAATAACAGTTGTCATTGTCGCGTTTGATATTGACTGAGTACCACTTCTTGATGAGGCAAGTGATAAAACTCTAGTGTCACTGTCAGAAGACATTGCGACATTTGAACTCCAACCGACAACGGGGATTAAAAAGTCTAAATCAATAGTTTGATTTGCTGTAGATGCTGCCCATGTTGCAGGGACATTTGACGCCCATGGAGTTGATGAGGCACCACCATCAGGAGAAACGATAACAGAAGTTGTGTTATTATAGCTTACAATACCGTTGTACTGTTTAAATCCACTTGCATTTATTTGAGCAAGCGCAGTACCAAAGTTTCCGTAACCAGTCGTTAAAGCTTTATTAGTATCCAACACAATTCCCGTTGGAAAACTAAAAGTGAAGTTACCTGAATAACTTGTAGTAGTACCAGATTTCATCACAATTCTTATACGTGCGTTGTCGCCAATTCGTTGATAAAGTCCAGATAAAGTACCGTTTCCGATAGTTAACCCTGTCATCGTAGGAGTATAAGAAGTCCAATCACTAGAAGGAACGCCTTGTACTGTTTTTTCTGAACTCAACTTGAACGCGTCATATTTTAATGAATATGCTGATGTATTTGAGCTAGATGAATTATGAAAACATAGCCGGTAAGATGTGCTATTAGAAGCGGCTTGGAAATTTAAAGTGTGCTTGTAGTTTGTTCCAGCTGTTACAGCTTGAACTTGGTATGTGTCCGGTTGAATTAACGCTGAGTTAGTAACATCATAAATCCAAATAGTCTGATCACCTGTAGAATAGGTTCCAGATACTAGAGTCATGTCAAACGAAACACTTAACGGTTGGGCTTTCTTTGAGGCGTCAATTGTGAAGTCATAACTAAATCCCTCACCCTGTCTTGATGCACCTGAGTTTTTAGTCCATAGAAAAGATTTTTGCCCTGCTAATGGAGAGCTGGGACTTGCAGTTAGTGCAGAGTTAGGGCTTCCACCTGTACAATCTACAGGAGTTGTTCCAGCTGCGTCTGCATAATTGTTCCACCCATAAATTCCATTTTCAGCAGCAGGATTTTTTATGTAGTTGATAACACCTAGTGTTGATTTATCAACTTCTGTTACTGCTCCTAGAGCGATTGATGTGATTAATCCAAGTGCAATAATTAGTTTTTTCATATTTTCCCCTTAGCTAAACTTTACGTCTGTTCCATTTGGAATTACTCTGATGTCTGCGGTATCCGTATCGGTTCCTCTATATAGTTTAACCTTAATCACATCCCCAGCTGAAACAGACACGGAGTTAATTTGCCCCGTAGAGCTTGTTATGTCTAAAATAAATTCTCTTAGCATATTCGCTGATGTGTTTGTCAGCGCAGAATTTGTTGTTGTCCTTTGATTTGTTGTTGATGTAAACGCATCTGTGCTTTTTCTAATTAGCGTTGATTGAGCTTGCAATAAAATAGTATTACTGGAGCTGGGAGAATAGGCGCTAACGTATAGGAAAATTTGAGTTCCAGATGCATATGTTTGAGGGACCTTGATGGAAGCATACAGTTCTTGAGCCTGTCCAGATCCGAATAAATATGGCATCTCATTATTTTCTTCTGTCATTATAGGAGCTAAACCAGCTACTTCTAACCATTTAAATCCAGCGCCGCCACCACCACCACCAACATCTTTCCAAATTCCTCCGGCATATCCTTCAAATTTAGAAGCGTCCGAATTGTATCTGATATGCCCATTTGACGGAGTTCCAGGTCTTTGTGCTTGTGTCCCAGACGGTAGAAGCAAGGCACCTGTATTTAAGAACGACGGGTCAGATTTTAATCTCAGTACTTCAGTTCCACCGGCGGAAAACCCAATCTCGTCAGATGCAGCTCTAAACATCCCCGTATTGCTGTCACCGCTAAATGCCACACTAGGAGTTGACGCAGATCCTACAGCAGCTAAAATTGCTCCGGTCATTGTTCCGCCAGCTAATGATAACAACGCTAGGTTGGCTGCACTCAAAGTTCCAATTGTGACCCATGCGGAGTTAGCGGAATTTCTTATTTTCAAGAGATCGTTTGTGGTGTCAGCCCAAAACTGAAATGCGAATGTTGATGTTGGCTCTGATGTCCCTGAGTTATTACTAACAATTGCCGCTAGCGCATTGTTAAGGTCCTGTCTAAAAAGTAATCCTGTTTGATTCTCTAAAACGTAATCATGTTGGCTCATGCTACTTTCCTTCCGTAACCTTTGGCTATAACGCTGAATGTTCTATTCACTATTGTTCCACCACTATTTTTAAATACAATATTAAAACCAGTATTAGATTCAGATGTAATTGTAAAATAATCTCCAGTTGCCATTGCACTAGATGTAACAGAAATTGAAGGAGTGGCATAAAAAGGATCTGGATATGTAACTGCATAACTAGCTCCTGTCCCACTACTGAGTGGTCCAAGGTTAACCGTTCTGTCCTTCATATCAAGTGTAACTTCTAGCTGTCTGATCCACAAATTATGTGTTGGATCACCGCTAGTAGCCCTCAGCTGATACTGGAACGCCCTTGCATTGTATGAGCCTTGGTGTACGCGCTTCCAAACAGTCCAAGTTGGCGTTGCGTTTGGATCATCTTCTGTTGTTCTGACAAATAGCTCTGCGTTCACGTCGTTAACTTCAGCGCCGTCGATATCAGCCCATGTATCAATTACTGTTCCTCTTGAATCCCAAATATACTCGTTATTAAATGCTTCAACTTCTATGTTAGCAGTGATTGTTGCAGGGTAAACAGACCCAAGGTCAACAATATTTTCAAAAGTGTATGTGCCTTCACTTGCGATATCTCCAGAGAAATCCCATTTCCCGATATCATCAATCAGTGGCATGTCATCAACTAACTCTAATGATTCCAAAACCAATGCGGTCTCGTCAGCGTCAAATGTCATTTGATACTTATCGCCATTAAAAGAAGGACTATCTGTTTGGGTGTCAACAACGTTTAGCGCGTAAATCTGTGGATCAATCGTAACAATCTCAGAAGCGTTAACGGAGTAATTACCGCTAGAGTCAACGAACTTAACCATGTAAGTTCCCTCAAGTAGGGGGACCACTGCTGAGGTCGCCGCACCCGGAACCGCAGGAACTATGTCGATTGTATTCTTCCATTGCTGACCAGTAGTCAAAGGGGTATATCTAATCCTAACTTGCCCACCAACTAAAACGTCTAGGTCTGTTGATTGATTCCAACTAATATAAGCATTTCCTTGATTCGGAATAAGTGAAAATCCAGTAACATCTGCTGGAGGAGCTGTTTTACCAAAGATTTCTTTTTCTGCGTTTGTTTTACCAGAAAGTTTTCCAAAAGAATTAATTGACTGAATTATGAATGAGTAGTTTCCAGGAAGCGCATCCAATATCTCAGTATCGGTGAATTGTGTTTCGGGTAGCTTAACAATATTCTCATTATCCCTTTTATACATTACCAAATAAGAATTTGCGAAAGGGGTAGCATCCCAAGAAATTGAAACCTTAGCCTTAACAACGCTTCCAGACTGATAAAGCGACTCAGTTATTTTTACGTTCTTTGGTGGGTCAGTGTATTGCTTTAGGTCAGAATAATCCTTTTCTTCAAATTTCAAATTCTGCTCTATAGCTGCAAATTTATTTGGGTCATGTTTTACTGCACTTATTTCAAAAGTAGCGTTTTCATATTCCTTTACGGAAATGACTCTGAATTGTTGGGGCTCGATTGATGAATTTTTTATTACCCAAATTGTTTGAGCAGTTGGTGCAATAGAGAATGCCGGCTGAACCGTTACTGTGTTTGTCGATATCGCAGTAATTGTCCGGTCTTCAACAGCTCCGGTACTCAAAACAATTGATATAGTTCCGCCAATTACACTTGTGTCTGGAGCGTCGTCTAAAACAATAGAGGTAGTTGTTGCGGAACTAACTCTTCCGCCCATACGATATCCAGCTTTTACTGGATCGGCTATTTTAATTATTTGCCCAGGTCGAGAAACTATTCCATCAATGCCTGTTTTAAAAGTGACAATTTCCGACTCGTACTGTTCAGTATATAGTGCCCACTTACCCATACGATGGGCTTGTCCACGGGATGTGCATCCGAAAGCATTTAATTCAATCTGGTTAAATCCATATTTATTTATTGCATCTTGGTCTTCTACATATTCTGATTTAGTTTTACAAAAATCCTTTGGGTCGTTCCATTTAACAAGAGCGGCGGTGTGCCTTGCCCTTAACGATTGCGAGCTATAAGAAAACAATCCATCTATAACATTTGCAGGAGTAAATAAATAAACGGGATCTGATGGGGAATCCTGAGTAGCGACAGATGTCCCACTACCCCAATAGATCATAGCTCTAAATGCAGATGCCACCGCAGTCAGTAAACTATATGCATCCGTTCTGTTGTTGATCAAACAGTTAATCGTAAACCTTGGCTCTGTTCCGCCAAATCCATCTGGAACTAACTCGTCACAATATTTTCCAATAGTGTATAGAGACCACTTATCTATGTGAGACGCTGTTATAAAACTTCCAAGGCCATATCTCTCGTTAGTTAATAGGTCGTAATAAACCCATGCAGGATTATTTGACCACGCAGTAGTGAAATTCCCACCCCACGATCCAGTGTAAACTCCGGTGATCGGATTATAGTTATCGGGTATTTTTATTTTTAAAAGCTTTAAGTCGTAAATTCTTGTAGGGTCTCTTTGAAATGTTTTTGCATCCCAAGCAAGTCTAATAAGTGCCGTAGAAGGATAAGACAGCCCAACATTTTTAATTTCAGTAAGTCTATCGAAATAAACGATGTTCACATCATATTGTGTGGTTGGTCCAGGAGTTAGTCGTGTAACTCTTATGTCCCAAGGCGCTGATCCAGTTAATTTAGCAGTATCTCTGAGAGAAACAAAAAGTGGTGATGATGATTTACCTGTGAGTGTTATATCTTTAACAGTTGTATATGCGCCACCATTTGGTTTGTATTCAACTCTTACTGTTACTGTATTACCTCGGATATCCCCAGATCCTTGATCAATATACTGCAATTGGGCCAGACTTAATGAAACATCAAACTCGTTAACGTCAGAGTCAGTAATTGTCCTTACTACGGAACTGTTGTAATCTAGTTTAACTCCGACATCTACTAAGTTGCGTATTGTTCCAAATGAAGATCCTTTGTCTTGAGAGACGGTGCCTTTTCTTATAGTATAATTAACCTTGTCGAAATTTCTTGTTCCGTCATTACTTACAAGAGGTGTTTCATTAAAATAAATTGAGTTTTCACCGTTTACTAGACCCTCGATCTCACCTTCACATAAAAGGTCAGTTACAGTTATATCAGTATTACTCCAAATATTATTAGCTATTTCAATCATGGAGGTGTTCGTCCGTTCGCTGATAAATTAGAACCAGGGGGTCTCCTGATGGGACCGTCTCTACCGCCTAATAATTCTGGAGCCGTAAAATAACTAGAAGAAATTCCACTCGATATTGTGGTTGATCCGACAAACATTCTACCGTACCCAACTGGAACTGGATATCCCTGCTCAGTTCTATTTATTGGACCGCTAAAAAAGAAGTCATCTCTCTTATCGGGATCTCGACTATCAGGGGGAGTAAAAACCCCTGACCCACCCATAAAAACACCAACCAATCCACCAACTACAAGTCCAGCTCCCAAATATCCCAATGGAGCAAGAGCTCCTCCGGACGCAAAGCTTGCAGCGATTAGTGTTGCTCCTAGAACAATCTTAAATCCGGGGTCATCAGAACCTATTAGCGATGGCATAATATGTATTTCTGAATTTGACCCAATTGGAAAAAAAAGCTCGTTGTCATTTTTTATTCCGTCATCGTTTACTCTTATTTTATAACCGATTCCTTTTAGGTGAGCGCTGTCGATTTCATTTTTAAATTCAGGGAAGTTTGCGCATAGAGCACTTATAGATTCTTTTACGGTTGAGATTTCGTAATAGTGTCTCTCACCCACAAGCTGCGCTAATTTTCCATGTAAGATTATTGTTTTCAATCGCGCCTCAACACAATGAAATCTGATTTACGCCATAAACCGTCAAATTGCTCTCTACATGATAAGCGACCAATCGCATGATGTAAAATCATTCCGTCGTGCAAATAAATTGCCGCATGGTTATATTTTGGAGCTCCTAATTTCAAAACAATAACGTCACCGTAGCGCATATTTGATTTATCTACTTCATAGAATCCATGTTTTGAAAAGTTTTCCATGTATAAATCTTTGTCTGTTCTCCACCACTCCTGTTCCCTATAATAATTAGGTAGTTCTATTCCTCTGACATCGCTAAACCAATCCCTTACAAGCGCATAGCAGTCATACACACCGTGAGAGTATTCTCTTCCTATAAGTGGGATTTTTTTGTTCTCTGGTAAAAATGAATGCCACTGTCCAGATGAAACTGAGTAGATATGGAATGGCACAGCCCACGAGTTACACGATGCTTTGTCTAGTTCAGACGGGAATGGGGATTCTATCAAGTGCGAATGAACAACACCAATAATATCCCCTAATTTTGAAGTAGTGATAATATCAATTGGGTTTATTTCAAAACTATGGTCGCTATATGAAATGTTTTCGCACGTCTGCATTCTCTCTTTTCCGTTCTGGACGTACAATAGAGCACACTGTTCCCTCTTTTTAGATACGTTTGCAAAGACTTGGAACCTTATTTTATTTTCATCCAGCATTGTCAAGTCCGGCTCCTGGAAAGCCTCCGAATGGAAGTACAGCGAAATTGCCGAATCTTTTCTTACAACTTGATAGTCTTTTTCCGCAGACATCTGCACCAGACGAGCCTACCGCATTGTCATTAACCGCATTCTGTTCCTCTATATTTCCAAAAACAAGAGTTCTCGATTATTTGTCTTCTGGGAATAAAAACACCAGCGAGATCAGTAGCAGCCGCTAATTCAAACTCCACTGAGTTTCTATCCTCTTTAACTTTTCTATCAATGTAATAAATATCATCAGCAAATTCAGCTGTTGTGTCAGCGGTAGCGTTAACACCACCGGGAAAGTTTACAGCGTCAAGAAATTTTTTTAGAGTTCTTTTTCTAGTAACCTTTGCCCCAAGGAGTTCTTTGTAAGAAAGTAAAAGTGTTGTAACAGCAGAAAGCGCGTTTGATACCCGTAATTTTGGTCTAGGGAAAGCCCCATCTCCTGAGAGTTCAAATCCCGTGACGTCTATAGGGAATCTTGTGTAGGTGTTTCCCTTCCAAACTAGGTTTTGAGATAATGAATTTGTCCCATTGTGGAATCTAAAAACAGATCCACCCTGGGCCGTACAGTCAAGCTCGTAAAGCTCTATAATTGCTGAAGGCGCTAATTTATATAATTCCGCTGTTAAACTAGGGTTCATATACCTGATCGAATTTTGCTGATATTGTATTTAGGTTGTATTTAACTTTTTGCCTTGACCACTCTCTGCAAACAAATACTGCTTCGTCATCATCAGGAGGTGTCCAAGTAAATGAAGTTTCTCCATTTTTATCTATCAAAAAAGAATCTATTGCGTCCGCTTCTGAATCATCCCTTATTGAAAACGTCAAACTCCATGAAGCAGGATTATTATTCATTCCAGTTGAAATTCTGGATTCATATCCATCTCCATATTTTATTGCGGTCACGTTTGGCTTTAGTGTTTTTGTTGCGCCAAAATCAGGTGTCCAAGTAAAATTAGCCATACAACAACCCTCCTGGACGTTTTTGGTTAGAGATCTCCTGCTTGACTGCGGTAGCTATAATTGCGCCTAGATTCTTACCGCCCTGACTATCAGATGATGTTGCTTCACTAGAAGATCCGGATTTATCTATATTAACATTTACAACAACAGATGTTCCGCCTCCAACTCCAGCGCCCTTCATTGTAACAGGTATCGTCCTTCCGTCCGGAAGCGGTACAAACGCCTCCGGCCTAGAACCCTCTCCGAATAAAGCTATCTGAGGTCTATCAGCAACACCACCTGATGCATATTTATGCAGAGTCATTGGACCACCTTGGGTCATAATACCGCCATCTGCAAATCCTACGGCGGTTCCAACAGCGGCAACTACAGCCTGTCTAAATGCAATACGAATTAGTTGTTCTTCAACAAAACTGGCAAATTCAGCAAAATTTACCTTACCTGTTTTTACAAAATTAACGAACTGGTCTTCGATCTTGGTAAATGCGCCAGTGAATAAATCCTTAACCTGTCTAGCTACATTTCTTGCGTTCTCAACATACTCCTTAAACGCCTCTGAAGCCCCTTGTCCAAATGTCCTTTTTTGTTGTTCCTCAAGTTTTTGATTTGCAACAATTGCCTCTTCAATAGCTTTTGATTTTTCTTTTAATGCATCGGCTGAAGACTTTGTTAGACCAATTGTTCTATTTTCCACCTCGTTTTGAAATTCCTTTATTTGTCTTAAATTTTTTAAATTAACAGATAGCTTTGTGTTATTTTCCAGTTCTTCTTTTCTAAGAGCTTGCTCCGCAGTTTTTTTCTGAATGAATTTATCAATTTCTTCTCGTTCTCTTTTCAATCTATCTGACGCTTCGTCAACTCTTAACTTTCTATCTCCAGTTTTATCCTCTTGTGAGGTTGGTTTTGTAGCTGCTCTATCTTTTTCTGGACTCGCTAATAACTGTAGTCCTTTAATAAAATCGTCAGCAGCCTTCGCTCTTTTTTCAACTCTTTGAAAATATTCTTCAGTTTCTTTACCAATAATTTGTCTATACTCTTTAAAGTCTTGGATGGCGTCAGAACCATATTTTGAAAATGCTGCTTTTGCTTTTTGAAAATTACCAGTCAGACCCTCTAATACGCCATCTACAATTCCATAAGCATCGACAGCTTGTTTATACATTGCTGTCAGCGCCTCTACTACCGCTGAAACGGCAAAATAAACTGTGTCGAATCCGTTAGCCAATGCTGTATAAACGCTGACACCTACTGCGGCCACAAGTTTTAATCCAACCGCCATTCCGTTTAAGGCGTCACTCCCAAGATTAGAATCTGCTACGAATTTTTCCAGACCGGAAGAAACTAATTGAATTGCTGGAAGGAATTTACCAATAACGTCAATACCAACTTCCTTTATTCTAAGCCCAACGCGTTCAAAGCTCTCACTGGCCTCATGAGCGCGCTTCACAAAATCAGTAGACATTTTTAGTCCAAGTCCAGCAATGCCCTCTGATCCCTTGTTTAAAACTGGAACTAGATCCGCTCCTGTTTTACCAAATATCTGCAATGCGAGAGCTGTCTTTGCAGCGCCGTCCTCTGAAGCCTTAAATGCATTTGCGACATCTTTTAAAATTGCTTCATTTGATCTTAGATTTCCAGATGAATCCTTAACACTTATCCCAAGCGCTTTAAAAGCTCCTTGAGACGCCGTGACTCCATTGAATGCTTCAACAACATTTACTGAAAACTTTTTTAGAGAGTTTTTTACTGTATCTAGTTCGATGTCTACAGTCTTTGCAGCCGAGGTAAACCCATTTAGAAATTCTGCTCCTATTCCAACTTTTTCAGACATCCTTCCAATATCGGCACCAAACTCAATTATTGATTTTGCATAATCAAATATTTCTTTTGCAGCCAATGAAGCCGCAAGAGTTTTGAATCCCTTAGTAATTTGATCGACATTGCTCTCAAGCGAAGAAACGTCATTTTTTAGTTTGTTAATTCCTTTTGAGGCATCATTGATACCTTGAGCATTAAAACTAGATCCAATATTGATTAGCGCCTGAAAGTCTGATGCCATTACTTTTTATTTTCCTTAGCTAACTTTGATAAAACAGTGAACTCCATGAGTTGTATATTCGTGAAAACCTCAACCCTATTCTTAGTCTTATATAGTTTAAACAAAAAATCCAAAGATTGGTAGTTTAACCCAATAACAGCGCCCATCCCACCAACTACCCATTGTGTAGCCAAGCGACAAAATATTTGCACTGATTCCATATTTTCTAGTAATATTGGAAACCCTTTTTCTGCTTCATTTTTGATTTCAGATACAAGTTCAGGCGGCGCACCGAATGCCTCTAAGTCATCAGCGCTATCGTCAGATGATCCTGAGACCCAATATTCGGCGGCCTCTATTAGTTTTTTGTTTTCTCTCCAGTAACGGAATCAAGCCATGACATTGCAATTGATTTTGCTACAAGATTAACATCTAATACCCTGCTTAGGCTCTCTTGGCTAAATTTGAGCTCTGTTTTGTCTTGGTTTAAAATGCCACGCCAATCAACGATGATCTCTTTACAAATATCGTGATCGTTCATCTCCTTGTTTTGAACCTTTTCTAAATATGCCTTAAATTCGCTCTCAGTTACTCTTTTAAATTTGCAGTCGAATGTTAGCTCTGTGAACCTTCCATTATCAGAAGGAACCTTAACTTTAACGGGCCAAAAATAAGAATCTGATTGATCAAGTATAAACATGAGTAATTTCTCCTAAGAGAAACTAATCATTAATATACAGTAATCTCAAGCTCATCATTTCCAGTGTTAGGAGTAGCCACGTAAGGAATTGATAACATCTGAACTCCTTGTGACTCTTGATAGCTAGGATTTCCAATAGATACTCTAGGAGCGGCCAACTTTACAATATTACCAGAGTTAATTCCGTGAATAATTTGCATTGCCCCAACGGTCCCAGCAACAGCCGCAGAAAAGTAATTTTTAGAGGCCATTAATGGAGCTTCAATTAAGAAAGATCCAGCTGGTTTTCTGTCAATCAGATTTACAGCCTCATATCCGATTAGTGTTCTATATTGAACATCGCAAGCAACATTTAAATTCATTTGCTCAAGATATCCACCGTAACCTAACAAACTAAAAGATGTCGTGTTGGTTGTATTTGGAATTTTTGGGATTTGAAAAGCGCTGAAATCTACACTAGGTGCAGATGTATCGGTGGGAGATGCATATAAACCAGTAAAGGTAAATTTCATCGTTGGGATTTGTTTAACATTGATTGTGAACTCAACCGTTCCACGACATCCTAAAAGTTTTTGTCTAACTCCGTCTAATTGAAAATAAATAGCGATACTTGGTAAAGAATCGCTGATAGGAGTGTAAATGCAATTTGTCCCAACAACAGGTGATCCAGTAGCAGGAGAAACCGGTGTTCCTGTTACAGTGTAATCAAATGTGTTTGTAGTTACGTTAGAAATTTCGAATGAGCCGTTGTAT